TGAGCTTGTCTCTGTTCCATGGAGGAAGGTGATACCTTTGCCGCGACCAAGTGAACCTTTTGCTCTAAGCCCTGCGACTTGATAAAAGATACGGCTACGGTTTTTGAGGGAAAGACTATTCCGGTTATGGGTAAGTAATGGGATTCGGTACTCTTTGGGTAAACCGTCCATATAAGCGGCAAGCGTCCCCCTAAACATATCCCGGTTTTCCTCCGTGTCTGTAACCAAAGTGCCATTGAGACCTTGGTTAATGAAGTGCCAGTACAAGTCAAGTGCGAGTGAGATGGTTGTGATTCCAAGCTGCCGTCCTTTAAGGATTACAAAGAAATGGATTCCCTCCTCTAGTCCAGACGCTATCTCATCCATGACATAGGTTTGGGTACCGAGCAAGTCATCAAGGTTGCGTAAGCCTTGCTCTTTGGTTTCAATCTTGAGTTGGGCGCAAAATTGATAAAACTGCTTTAAATTAAATTTCATTTAGATGCGCTTCTAAAGTTATCCACATCCCAATTGGCAATAATCGCTCTTGCTTTAGGGTCTTTTGCCATCTTGATTAACTCTTTGTAAGTGCTTTCAGGGTACTTTCTCTTCCACTTGGCTGCTAGCTCAATCTTCTCTTTATCGTAGATACATTGGCAAGCATGAATCATCTCCGTTTTATAGATGTACCGGAGATACTCCAAATAGATACGGTCTTCAGCAGTCACTCGATGCGAAGTCATCATAGCCTTCTAAGGCTTCACGAAGGCGGATAATTTCCTTCTCAGCGTTAGATAAGAGCTTAGAGCTTTCAGTATGAACCCGCATTAACTCCATATAGAGTTCGGTATGGGTCATCTTCTGAACCCTATCCATATACATCCGTTTAGCTTCTTCCATGGCTAGGAAAGAAGGTCCTGTACCGTTCATCATGCCGTTCTCCATACTCTGACTCCTATCTCTTCTCTACGGGCTACAAACTTCATTCCAAGGCGTTTAGAGGCTCTGTAATTGGCGTTACACACGACTTGCAGCTTACCCCCTTCAATGAGGAAAGAATCGCCAATAGCCATCTCTTTATACGGGTAGGTCCTTCTGGGTTCGGGGAGCGGAACGCTCTTGCTTAACTCTATATTCATCATGCTATCCCTTATGTGCTATGTAGTCATTATACGCATAAATAAAAGATGCAGAAAAGAGAAAACTGATAATTTTTTTGGGGGGAAAGGGGAATGGGGCACGCACCTAAGCAGACCCAAACCCATTCAATGAACCGGATGCACGCGCTATCAGGTTTAAGAGGTGGTAACCGTCCTAGAACCCTTGTAACATAAGGGTTTAGTATTGTTTTATTGAGTATTTATCCCGATTACCCGATATTATGTAAAGTAACCCGGACGGGAGGGAGGTAATCTCTCAGTCTTCCCGCTTAACGATTGACCCTGTTATATATCTACTAAACAAGTAACCTAGTAAGCAAACTATCTTATATAGTTATTACTACTAATAGTTATTATATCTTATATTGTAATTACTATTGTATCTCATAAAAGCAACAATATTCTAAATAAGTTTACCTAATCGTCCTAATCCTGCTATACAATCTAACTTAGTAGTACACCTAAACAAGATTATTTAACTAGAAAAGAGGTCAATTATGAATAAGCAAGATATCGCGCAAACCATAACAGATGGAATTATTAAGCAATTAGAGCAGGGAACCGCGCCGTGGGTTAAGCCGTGGCATAGCAAACCTAATGAGGGAGCGCCTCATAATCCAGCGTCCGGCACCTATTATCGCGGGGCAAACTTTATTTGGTTATCCATGCTTCAATCTGCCGGCGCTTTTGGTACTTCCGACAAGTGGATGACATATAAGCAAGCGCAAGATAAGGGCGCGCAAGTGGTTAAGGGCGCTAAGGGCGTGCAAGTGATTTTCTATAAACCATTACAAGTGCAGGGCGCGCTTAATCCTACTACTGGCACGCACGATAGCAAGGTCATACCTATGATTAAGACTTATACAGTCTTTAATGCAGATTTTATTGAGGGTTTGCCGGTTGATGAGGTAATTGAGGCGCCTAAAACTGAATTTCAAACTATCGAAGAGTGTGAAGACTTTATCAAGTTATCCGGCGCGACAATCCAGCATGGGGGCAATAGCGCGCATTATGCGCCGGCGTCCGATTACATTCAATTACCAGCGCGGGAGGATTTTAAAAGCAAGCAGGATTACTACGCTACGGCGTTGCATGAATTGAGCCATTGGACCGGTCACAAGTCACGAATTGACAGAGACTTTAGCAAGTCAAAAAGATGGGGAGACTCTGCCTATGCTTTCGAAGAGCTGGTTGCAGAGCTTGGCGCCGCTATGTTATGCGCTCATCTTAAAATTGACGGTCAATTACAGCACGCTAGCTATATTGCCTCATGGTTAAAAGTATTAAAGCAAGATAGCAAGGCAATTTTAAAAGCCGGTGCAGAGGCGCAGAAAATCCTTGATTACTTGGTTAAGGTTGATGAGGTTGCGGACGCTAGCGAAGAGCTAAAAGCCGCTTAATAGGTTGCAATACCCTGCCCGGGGGTTCCGGGCGTCCTAATCTAATGAGGTGAATTATGGCTAAGAGTTATAAAACAAGTAAGCGGGTACCGGTTCAAAAATGCAGGGTTATTGATGGGGGGCGTACATTCTCGCTAGCATTGCCCTATTCAATCGGGCGCGGGTTCTCTATTGGTTCGATAGATTTTGAGGCAATAGGGGGTTATCCATCTAACGGGTTCAAACCTAGCAAACCATTGCCGGACTCATGGTATGTCAATTTGAACGATTAGAGCGGTTTTATAGATATATGGGGGGATAGTATCCCCTCATCAATTTAACGCGCTTAGGCGCTCATTTAAGGGGTTTTATCATGCTTAAAAATTGGCACATGGTTTTATTGATGGTTTTATTGTTTATTGCCGCTCAGTTGGTTTGGGCTTTTTATAGATAAGGGGATTAAGAATGAAGACTTATAAAGTGGAATTGATTGTAAAAATTCAGGAAGATAGCTATCCGGATAAGTGGCTAGCGGACGCGGTTTATGAGCTGCTGGAACCTGAAAACGGAGAGGAGATAGTCAAATACAGGGTTACTGAGTTAAACCCTGAGGAGGCTACATCATGCGCCTAAATATTTTTATTGATACGGAAGACGGGTACCTATTAGGAGAGTCTTTGGTCGAAATTGGTATGTCAATCGGACAAGGGAATAAGAGCGGGAGCAGGGAGGACAAGGAGCGGTACTACTCATGGGAGCTAATCTATCCGGAGGGTGAAATTCCCCGCGCGCCCGCGCAAGGCTTTATTTATACCCCTAGCACGAAGACCGATATACGCGAGACCTTTAAGCGCTTTGGCTGGACTCCATCAGAAGGTAGCCGGTAATGCTTTACTTTATCGTTTTTGTCCTTGCCTTTGTTATTGGCTGGCTACTAGCTAATTCATGGTAGTTGCGCCTTTAATCAATTCATGTTTATAATCACCATGTCGCGGACTGGAACCCGTATGATATTAGAACCCCTTAATGGGTATTTTGTAGGCTTAGATAAGTATGAGAGCATTTATCTAAGCCGTTCCAGTACAAAGTATCCGCTAAGGGGTTTTTCTATTCCTACTACTTTATTCCGTAACGGTTGTAATCGGACGGGAATGACGCCAGCGATTGCAATACAAGCGGACTGGGGGAAAGTAGATGTAATACCGCACATATCGGTGGCGAAGCTAGTGCCGATTCTACGAACGACTGGCGGGTGTAGCGATTCCGTACTGGGAAAGTTATTGAAGGCACCTAAGGATAGGCTAGGTGCGCTCAAACCGTTTGGGATAAGTAGATACGATATGAGTAAAACCATACATAAATTATTAAAGAGAGCCATGATTAACTCATGGAGAATAGACCGCGAACCCTTGTCCAATAACGAATACGCGGAGTTGATAGTCAATACCAGCAGAAAATTTATTGTCAATAAAAGTTGGAAACAGTTAAGACTTGAGGCAATAAAGAAGTACGGCAATAAGTGTTGTAAGTGCGGGAGAGTAGGGTCAAGGCGTTATCCAATCAATATTGACCATATAAAGCCCCGTAAGTATTACCCTGAATTGGCTATGGATATAAACAATCTTCAGCCTCTTTGTGGGAGATGTAACAGGGAAAAGGGCAACAACAATAGCATTGATTACCGTAGCCCTTGTATTGTCTTTTAACTAGGAGGAAGTATGAAAAAAGTAGAACCCGTTGTACCAGTATTCAAGTTGTATGTACCTAAACCACATCCAATGCAGCACCGGATAGATGAGTTTATGGCTATTCCATCCCTTTATAGGAGTAAGTATGAACGCTACTGAATTGGCTTTTTTGTTGGACAAATCAAGAAAAGAATCTTATACATCGGAAAATTTGGTTGGTAAAGCCGCCTCGATGCTACGCAAGCAACAAGCCGTCCTGATAGCAGAGCAAGAACACAATGAGATGTTAGAGGCTGAATTAAAGGCTATGAGGGAGCAATTAAATGCCAATCAAGTCTGATTTTTGGTACATCTTGCAACGCGAGATA